ACGAAGAAGTTAATTTATATGACCTTGGAAAATATATTATTGAAAAAACAGGTACATCTAGCAAATTAAATATGTATCCAGAAGAAAGAGCACAACCACAACAAGTAAAAGTGGATATTAGTGCTATAAGAGATATTGGATTTAATCCAAAGATTAATATAGCCAAAGGAATAGATAAAATGATAAAATTTTATAAAAAAAATCCTAAAGCATGGCAAAATTATACTGATAAAGGAGAACAATATTATGGAAAATAGAATAACAATACATCTTGCATCAAAAGATAGACATACAGAATTGTTTGGAACTCTCCAAAGTTTAAGAACTCAAACAAATCAAAATTGGGATATAATTATACTTGATGATGCCTCTGGAGCACCAATTACAAATTCTTATTTTTTGAACATGATGTTTAACAGATTAAAATTAGAAAATCATAAAGTAAAATTATTAAGAAATAATGTTTCTTTTGGGTGTTGTAATGCCAGAAATAAATGTATTGATGAAGATGAATTTGAAAATCCTTTAACATTACGACTTGATGATGATATTCTTTTGCAACCAAATTATATTGAAAAATTAATGGATGTAATTAAAGCCGGATACGATATGGCGTCAGGTGTTATTCCTCAATTTAATGTTCCAGAAGTAAAAAGAGAAATAAAATTTGTTGGAGACATTATTAATGAACACAAATTTGATGCAGAAGGAAATCTTATTTTACAAACTGATGATTGTGGATATTGTTATGATGAAGACAAAATTATTCCCACACATCAATTTAGAACAAATGCTCTTTACAAAAGCGAAATAAATAAAAAAGTTAAATATCCAAACAATCTTACTACTGTAGCATTTAGAGAAGAAGGATTTTTTTCTTTTAGCACATTAATTGAAGGATATAAAATAGGAGTAAATACTGCTGCTGTATGTTACCATTTATCAACACCAAGTGGTGGAAATCGTAGACAAGATTATGCACAATGTGTTCAATTAGATAATGAAACATTTAAAAAATGGTGTACTAAAAAATTTGTGCAACATGGAGACTTTTTAATTAATAAAAAGGAGGTAATTAACAATGCCAACAAAAGATAAAACAGGTCCAAGAAGTGGTTCAACCGGTCCAAGAGATGGAAGAGGAGCAGGTCAAGGAAGAGCAGGTGGAAAAGGAGTAGGAGCTATGAAAGGAGGAAAAAAAGAAATAAAGAAATGAAAATAAATATAATTGGAAATTTACTTGGAATAGACGGATATAGTAATCACACTAAAGGATTAGTTAATGCCTTATATAAAATTAATCCTGATATTAAACTTGATATACCATTACAACAAGGCTGGGAACAACAAGTTAATGATGCTGAATTAGCAATGATTAAAAATATTCATGGAACTCCAGATGTTACAATAGCAATAGCAACACCACCATTTTGGAGAATATGTTTAGGAGATAAGACAAAACATTTTATTGGTTTTTTAGTTTGGGAGGGAGATAAAATTCCTAAATATTGGATTGAATATTTAATGGATGAAAGAGTAGACCAAATTTGGGTTCCATCACTGCATACAAAAGATGCTATTTGTCAAACATTTAGAGAATCAGCTTCAACTGAGGATTATATGAGTGATTATCATAAGAAAATCAAAATAGTTCCCCATGGATATGACCCAGAAATATTTAATAGGCACCAAGTAAAAACACCATCCTTTAAGGAACAATTGGATGACCGTATCTCGAAAGATGAGTCGTCTTGTCTGCCTAACACCACACCATTTAAATTCATCGTGAATAAAGGATGGAGAGGTGGAATGGAAGACAGAGGCGGAGTCCAATATGTATTACAAGCTTATGCTAATGAATTTAAAAAAGATGAAAATGTGGAATTACTATTAAAATTAAATCCATCATACATTAATGCAGCAATTGTTTCCCAAAAAATAAATGAATTAAACTTACCAAAAGATGGTGGAAAAATAAAAATAGCTTGTGCCAATGTTTCTCAAGAAGACTTAGCCAAATTATATAATGATAGTGATGTTTGTGTTTGTGCAACACGAGCAGAAGCATTTGATTTGGGAACTGCTGAAGCCATGGCTTGTGGGTTACCAATTATTACTACAAATTATGGTGGTCAAATTGAGCATATGGATAAAACCTGTGCTGGATTTATTGATTACGAATTAAAAGAGGTTAAAGGAGACTTGCTTTATGAAGGTATAAAACAAGCAGTACCAAATACTCAACATCTTCAGAAACTTTTAAGAGCAGCCTTCTCTACGCCTAATATAGCCATAGAAAAGGGGAATAATGCTAAAGAATTTATAAAATCCTTTACATGGGATAAATCTGCTGAAAAAGCAATACGTTTCTTAAAAGAATTATAGCACCGAATGGATTCGAACCATTAATCTTCAACGCATGAGGCTGATGGGATACCAAATTTCCCTACAGTGCTATTTTTGGGAAAAATTAAAAAATAAAAAAAATAAATTTTGGTTAATTAAGCCGTTTCAGCAAAAACTAAATCTTCAACTTCACCATCTTCAATAGTTGCTGTTGCAGTTATATATTCTTTTCTGGAATCACCATCCATATCTTCGTAATAAACTTTAAGCTCTAGTTCTACTTCAGCATCCTTGTCATCAACTTCTATATCTCTAACAACCACATCTTTAACAATTATTCTATCAATATCTCTTTCATTTTCAATTGATAAATTCAAACCATCTTCATCAACCATATAATCATAAAGATTTTCATAGTTATCATCTTCTAATTCTTCTTGAGCTAAAACTTCTGCTTCTGCTTTCCATGCGTCTTCTTGAAAAATTTCTTCATAAATAGCAATTGTTTTTGGACCTTCTGTTACATTAACATCTAATCCTTGAAGTGCAATAGCTTTTTGGACAGATGTCTGAATCTGGTCTTCAGTTAAAGCATTTGGCATATCTTGAACATAAAATGCTGGTGCTACTAAAGCTGAGGCAACTGCTATTCCTGCAAGAATTGTTGCGCCTTTTGCCCATTGACTTGCTGATTTTGCTGCATTACTTTCTACCATAATAAATAAACCTCCTTCTAAATAAATTAATATTAACTCGGTATTGAGTAGGTATTGTCATAGTATTATTAAATACTCAAAGTATATAAATTTATGGTTTCCAAGCAAATGATGCAAACCATCTAACTCCAAAATAATAAATCCATGAAACAAAGAAGCCTTGAATTGATTTGTCTTTTTTGGTAAATTCCTTTTGAATAATGTTTCTTAATAAAATATCTGCATTCTTTCTTGTTTTTCTTATTTTAGCCTGATTACGATACTGTTTGTCATGTAAATAACAACCATAATTAAATTTAACTCCAAATATTTCTTCTGGAGAAAAAGTGCAATAATTTAAAGTTTTATTATATTTTTCCATTATATTATAACAAGTTGAATTGGTTTGTATTGTTTATTTAATTGAACAAATGAAAACACTTTATCATTTTGAGGTTCAACATACCATGCTTTTCCAAATTTATCTATAAAGACATTAAAGGCATGAGAATTACTAAATACAATTCCAAAAGACATCACTGGATATTTATCTTTAATATTTTGATTTAATTTAAAAGCAAAATTATCACAATCATAATCTTTAGTATATAATTTCCAATTTGTAAAATCTTTTTCTAATATTTTTTTAAATTGAGTTAATGTGCATGATTTATAATTTTCATCAAGAATATAATATTTTGCAGGATTTAAAATTTTATAATCAATTTTTGGTAATGCTTTTTTAATTTGGGAAGATTTCAAATAAGTTAATTCAATTTTTTCTCTTTTAAAAAGCCAATTTATTATTTTATTTATCATGTATATATTAATTAATCAAACTTTATAAATTTATGGTTTATTAAAATATTGTTTTCCAATCGTTTCCTATATTAAATTTCATATGTATTATGTTTTTCCAATTATCTCCAATATTAAATTGTGAACCAATAACATATTTCCAATCATCTCCAATATTAAACTGATACAATACTGCTTGTGTTCCTGAATATGACCCTGCTGAACCATTTGAACCTGCATTTCCATCTATACCATCACTATCAGTAGCAGAAGCACTAGAAACTGATGTTCCTTTAGTTCCACCCAAACCTGCTGTTCCAGCTGTCATTGTTTTTGTTCCTGAATCTGTTAAAGTTCCATAAGTAAAATAAATATTTTTAGCATTACCACCACCTCCACCACCTGCACCTCCTCCACCACCTGCAAATGTATCAGTATAAGACCCATCCCAATAACCATTTCCTCCATTTCCTCCAGCACTACCAGCACCACCAGATGTATTTATTATTCCAGTAAAATTAATTACTATAGAATATAAATAAAAATGAACTCCTCGTATTCCTACATTTCCTCCTCCACCACCGCCACCTGCAGCAGTTTTTCTTTGACCTGTTCCAGTTGCTGTTCCAGCAGTTCCTGATGTATTTTTTATTCCACCATTACCACCATATACAGCACCACCATCAATATATTTTGCAGCTGCTCCTCCACCACCATTTGAATTATATCCGGTATCACCATTATCTGTTCTTCCGTCAGGTGCAACATATCCTCCTGTCCCTCCAGAAGCTGCAGAAGAACTTCCAGTTCCTCCACTTCCACCAGTAGCACCATTATCATCCCAAGCAAGAGTTCCACCTCCGCCACCTCCGCCACCATATCCATTACCTTGTGACGCCCCATTTCCTCCAGAATACCAAGAACTTCCACCACCTTTTCCTCCACTACCACCAGCTCCTCCTTCACGAGTTGTAATAGATGTAGTTGCTGCATCCAATCTAACTGAACCAGCTATAGTAGCAGAATCATTACAATAAATTACAAGAGATGTTTTAGTAGTTACTGAGGAATGTAATGTTAGAATAGTCCCAGTTCCAAGATTCATTGAAGTAAAATTATAAGCTCTATCATATAAATATAAAGTGTTACCACTAACAGAATACTCTACATCCAAAGTCATATTTCCATAACTTTTAGTTGTAGTAGTAAAAACTAATTCTCCGTCAGTTCCATCGCCAAATGTTCCCATGTTTAAGGTGTATACTGAATGTAAATAGTGCCTTCAGTTGTATCACTAGCTGTTGGTGGTGTTGCTCCCGAACCATAACAAACATTAACTACTTGAGGTATTGTTCTTAATCCATGGTCACCAACAAAAATATCTAATGCTGCTCCACTTACAATACTTCCTACAACAAGATTATCACTAGTGCTTATACTATTTAATCTATCAATAACGGGATTTATTCCACTGACACCAGTAGCGCTACCTACTATAGTTCCAGCAGAGAATTGTGTTCCTGATATGTATTGTGCATATAATTCTGCCATTTTTCTTTATATTATTAATTAACCAATCTTTATAAATTTTTTGGTTTTTAATTTAGTTATTATGAATATTTAATTTGTACACCTAATGCAATTCCTTCATCACTAGGAGATGAAGATTCATTATTTGTAAGTTTAGCAGTAACATATTTTCTTGCTGTAAAATTTGAACATAATCCAGAAAAAGGAATGTATTCAACAATATCATTAGTAATATTATATGTTGATGCTGTATCAGTTGTATTATGTGCATTTCCAAGTTCTCCACTACCTGCTACATAAATACTTAAATCAAAATTCCAAGTATCATTAGATGAATTCATTAAAACAACAAAATTTGCTTCTTCAATTTGTGTAAAATCATAAGGTATATGAAAAGTAGACCATACAGCTCCATCATCATTTAACCATGCTCCTCCCATTGCATCATTATCATCTAGTGCATTACCATATCCATCAGCAGTGGTTGAAATAGCAAATGCAGGAGCAAAAAATTCTTGAGTTGCTCCTGGACCAGAAGGTCCTATTAGACCACTTGGCCCTATTTCACCTTGTAGTCCACTAGGTCCTGTTAATCCGATAGGTCCAGATATACCTTGTGGTCCAGTTGGTCCACTAATTCCTTGAATGCCTTGTGGTCCCGAAGGACCTATTGCACCCGTTGAACCTGTATCACCTGTTGGTCCAGCATCACCTGTAGAACCAGTATCACCTGTAATACCTTGAGCACCAGAAGGTCCAGAAGGTCCTATTGGTCCTGAAGGTCCAACTGTTCCTGGCTCTGTATTTGTAAAAGTAAAAACTGTTCCTGCATAATCAATATTAACTCCAGTACTACCCACAAAAGAACCAGTATAATTATTATCAACATAAGCTTTATTAGCAGCATCAGTTAAATCTGTTGGAGAACCTAATCCAAATATCCCATCATCATGAATTGAAATATCAGAAAATATTCCAGAAGTTCCTTGGATTAATATTCCACTAATGTTTCCTGTAACATCTCCTGTAACATCTCCAGTTACATTTCCTGTAATATTTCCTGTAACATCTCCAGTCAAATTTCCTGTAACATCTCCTATTACTGAACCAGTTACATTCCCAACAAGGCTACCTGTAACATTTCCTGTAATATTTCCAGTTAAATTACCTGTAGTGTTTCCTGTAACATTTCCAATTAAACTTCCAACAAAACTTCCTGTGGTTTGTATTGATTCAGCACCCATATCAAGTCCTGATACAGCTCCAGTATAAGGCACTCTATCTGTTGGTGATGGAATACCAGTTAAACTTCCTGCATTACCAATAAAATAATCTGCGGTAATATTATAACCACTCATATCCAAACCACTAATAGCATCAGCATAAGGTACTAAACCAGAAAGATTTTGAGATTCTCCTCCACCTGTTCCACTTATTGTAACATTTCCACTAAAATGAACAGTGGGACTAGTAAAGTCAATATCTTCACTTCCTGTAAGAGCTAACACTTTATGATTAATTAATCTTTCAACAATATCTACCATTATGGTTGTACAAAACTATTAGACATTTGAATTTGCAATTCTCTTGAACCATCAAATACAATGCTTCCAATAACCTCCTTTTGATACATTCCTGTTCCACTTATTGAATTAAATAATCCAAATTCTGATAATGTCGTTCCTGAAACTTCTGCTGCAGCCCAATCACATACATATGTTATTTCTGCACCAACTGCACTATATTCACTAATTAAATTTCTATCTGTTTCAGCTGTTAAAACTGTAGCACCACTTGTTAAAGTTACACTTCCAGTTCCAATAGCAATATGCGTTGGTCGTGTAGACTGTCCAGCCATATATTTTGCTGTTTCTGTTAATCCCGCATCTATTATCATTTATAATACCTCCTTTTCATTTTAGATATTTCCTCCTGAAGTTAATAATATACTTCCTAATTCCCATGGTCCTAATACTGCAGAAGAACTATCCATAATATCCGCACCTTCTGTTTGAAACCTAAATGGAAAATATGTACCTGACATTGCATAAACTTCATAATGATGTTTTATTGGTGTTGTATCACTGGCTGTTTCTAGTGTAGTTAAAGACCCTTGTAATCCCTCTGTTTCTAATTCTTTTTGTTTCAAAATAAGTGATTTTATAGTATCAGAAATATTATCAATTTTTTTATTTAATGTTAATGTCAAAACATTTTCTGATAAATTATTATTTGGATTAAATAAATATTTAGCATTTAAAATTGAATATGTTTGAGACACTATATTCTCAAAAGGAATATTTAAAACAATAGTTTGTCCTGGCGTAACATCTACAATACCTTTAACTGATACAGTTCCTTGTATTTTGGGGTCTTTATTATTCTCCAAAAACGAGGTTGCCATATTATCAATTTCTGCAAATGTTAAAATATTTTTATCAATAATAACTTTTTCTTTTGTACCATAAGTTGCAATACTTGTATTGTCTTGATTAGTTGTAACAATCGGTTTACTTCTATCATAATCAATTGAAATTATATCACCAGATGCCGGAATATTGTCTCCCGCTGATGTTCCACTAACAAAAATAATACCTTTCCTATCAAAATCAACAAGATATTTTAAATCTGTAGTATATTCTGGGTCATCCATATTAAAAATACCACCTTTAGATTGTAAGTCATCATTAACAAAAACATTTGTATTATGAGGATTATCATCTAAAGTAAATTCACTACCAATTCCATCTGCTGTAAATTTATTATTAGCACCAGTAAAAGTCCTTCCACCATAAGCCCAAATTTTATTATATATTTGGTCATCATTAATTTCAAATCTTGAAGCTGTAATAATATTATCAATATTTAATCCTGATGGAGTATCATCTTTTTTTTCAAAATGCAAATCTTTATCTTCATCAACATAAAAGAAAAATCCTGATAATTCTGCTAATTTAATTAAAGAATCAAAAACATTTGTATGGTTAAATGTAACTCGTTCTAAGGTTGTTTCTGTAGTATTAACATTATTACGAGTTATAGAAGAGCGAATATGTACAATTATATCATTAATAATAATACTTACTTCTTGATTTTTATATACTATTGGGTCAATATTTAAGTCTTGTAATATTGCACCATAATCTCTTCCACTTATTTCTATAATTTCTTTATTTGGGTCACCTTTATAACTAATATTTTCAATTATGCCTGCAAATAATTTTGTGGTAGGTGGATTAGTATCTTTATCTGCATAAATAATAACTTCATCATTTAAACTAAAACTAGAGCTATATCTTCCTGTATGATTATTAACTGAAATTATAAAACTACTAGTAGAATTAAAGTCACTAATAGATTTTTTTAATGTAGTAGTATTAATTGAATCTTGCGTACTACCATTAATTGTTACTTTACTATATATTACCATTACGAATATTTAATTTTTGTATTTAATTCTTTTTGGAAAGCTTCCATCATTTCATCTGGGTCTGTTCCATATATATTTCCATTTAATATAATTGTTGTTCCACCCATTCCATTTGGATTTTTTGTTCCAATAATAGTATCTTGTGCACTAGGTTTTATTATTTTTCCTCCCGGTCTTACAATAAAATCGTTTAATGCAATTACATTTGAATTATTTTCTTTACTATTTAACATAATGGTACCTTTTTTGTATTTGCCAGATGATGTCCCTATAGGATTGTTATTCATTTCATCAAATTCATCTTGAGCCATTCTTTTTCTTTCTTCTTTATTAGCTGTCAATTTTTTAAAAAGTTTTATTGCGCCAACTACAGCGAGTACAGCACCAGCAATTGCTAAAATTGTAAGTGTTATTGGTCCCATTGCTACAGATAACAATCCAAATCCTGCTGAAAGAGCCGGCAATAATGCTACTAATATTAAAAGAGGACCAACCACAATTGCTAATGCACTTCCAATAGCTAATGCACCTACAGCAAATTTAGTTAAGGTAGGATGTTTTTCTAACCAGCCAATTACTTTTCTTAATACACCAATTAATTTTATAAACATTGGTATTAAAGTTCTTCCCATATCTTCTCTTAAACCATCAAAACCATTTTTTAACATTATAACTTGAGATTCAGTGGTTCCATATCTTTCAGCAGCTTCTTTAATTAAAGCTGTATTTTCTTCCCATGCTTTTTTAGACATATTAACAGCATTGGTTACACCATCTTCTGAACCAGATAATCTTAACATAGTATCTGTTATTCTAATTGATTTTAAATCTAAATCTTCTAATACACCAAAAGTATTTCCTCCAGAATCAGTTATTCCTTTCAGTCCTATAATTACTTTTGACATTGCTTCAACCGGTTTTGTTTTCCAAGCCTCTGCAAATGCCTCAGTTGTCATTCCTGCAACCTTTGCATAACTATCTAATTCCTCACTACCTTCTGCAACAGATTTAGCAACAACAATCATTGCTCTAGACATTGCACTACCACCCATTTCTGACCTAATACCTAAAGCACTTAAAGCTGCACTCATACCAAATACTTCTTGTGTAGTTAATCCGACTGTTTTTCCTGCACCCATAATTCTCATAGACATATTAACAATTTCTTGTTCTGAAGTTGCAAAATTATTTCCTAAATCTACAATTGCTGAACCCATTCTATCCACATTTTCTATTGGCTCTCCCATTACATTTGCTATTCTTGCAAAAGATGTTGCTGCTTCTTCAGCAGTAAGATTTGTGGTTACACTTATAGCCGCTATTGTTTTTGTAAATTTAGTAATATTATCTACTCCATTTACTCCTAACTGTCCTGCTATTTCACCAATTTTGCTTAATTCAATAAAACTCATAGGTATTTCAGTACTTAAATCCTTAAAATTTTGTCTTAATTTAGCAAACTCTTTTTCACTTAATTCAACAGTTTTTCTAACACCGGTAAATGCTGATTCAAACCTTGCAGCTGTATCAATTAAATTTTTACTTACAGCTAATCCTGCAATACCAAGTCCTGTTATTACAGCACCTGTTACTGCCATTGATTTATTTACTCCTGCAAATATTTTAGAAAACTTATCAACCGCTTGAATAACTATTGTTATTCCTGCTCCTCCTGCCATTCCTGCTAAAAATCCTGCCGCCATTATCTTTTACCTCGTTTACTTCTCCTATTCGCTTTTTTTATTCCCTTCTCTTTTTCTTTTTCAATACTATTATTTTCGTCTATAAGCATATTTATTTCTGGATAAGTAAGTTTTGGTATATCAAAATAGTTATATCCTCTCTCGTGAAGAAACCAACTTAATCTTTGTTCATTTCTGTATTCTTTTTTTTTTGCTCAATAGAATCTAACAACGCCTTAGTTGTTGAATCTTGAATTTCTGATTGAGAGACATCTGTAGTAACAGATAGAATAGCCATTTTAAATGCTCCATACATTGCAGGTTTGATATTTACAAATTCTTCTTCTGTGAATGATGGTTCAATAATATGCGTTCTTAATATGTCATCTTCAGAATCTGGGTCATTTATAAGCTTATTAAAATTACCTTTTGTTAAAGGAATAATTTTTGCATATGGTTTATCTGGCAGACTTTCAAGTATGACTTCGACTGGCAACAAATTGCCTTCTTCATCTCTTGCTATTAAACATTTTTCTTTTGATATACTTTCCATTTGTGTAACCTCCTTTCAGGTTATTGTGCCTTCCCATTCTTCTCAAAAATAAAGAAGAAAAATAAAAAAATTTTTACCACGCATTATAATCTACAATTGCATCTTCTACAGTAACTGTTACATGTTGAGGTGCAATTGTTAAAGATTGGTCCTGTGTTCCTTCAACTGGTGAAGGTGTTTCCATATCTGTCAATTTACATCCACTCATTATTATAAACACACTTCCTCCTGCTCCAATAGATTGAATCATTGCATTAAAAACACTACCTCCAAGATAATAATTCTCATAAAATGTTTTTGCATTCTTAGAATCCATCTTAACAGTTGTTGTTAATTCATAATCTCTATTGATTGGCAAAACCTCTTGTACAACTTTACTACCATTATTATAATGTCCTGGTTCCAAATTATTATTTATTGTAAATGCAAATTCAGTTGAATTATCAATTGTAGTTCCTGATGGAATTTCCAATGTTGCCTTACTAAACATAAATGGTCTTGTTGTTGAAGGTGTAACCTTAGTAACTGTTCCAGATGTAAATGTTAAAGTCTGTCCAATAGTTGTAACTTCACAACTTACTGGTTCTCCTTGCGCAAATGTAGCTGTAAAACTATCAACCATACATCCATTCAATGTTCTAATAAAATTACTTCCTGCAGTTCCATTATTTTTACTATCTTCTAAAGTAAAACTACTCAATGATTGCCCTTTAATAGCATAATTTGTATCATCACTATTTGTTTCAGTAAAACAATGACTCCCTGCTGCAACTGTATCACTAACACTTCCAATAGCCATTCCTAAAAATTTCCAATCCTGTGGGAAATATGTAAACGTTCCTGTATAATCTAAATTACCATCCTCAAATACATCAACATTTCTGTCAGTTGAACCTTGATATCTAATTGGAATTACATTTGTATTTTCTTCCATGCTACAGTCTTGACATAATCCTATCCATTGTCGAGTACCACTTGTAGATGCATAAGTTCCACTTTCATATTGGAATGATAAAGCATTTTGGTCACTAAGATATTTACTCATATTTCACTATTATTTGTTTCATAATATACCTCCTTTCAACGCATTCTGAAAATAAATTGTCCAATCTTCTCTTTTAAAATTAGTTTGTGCATGGCAACTATTGCATAAAGGAATTAAATTTTCTTCTGAATTATTATTTTTATTATAATCAATATGATGAATGTTTAATGTATATCCTAATTCTGTTTCTGAGTATTTACATTCACCACATATTCTGCCAAAACTGTTTCTAATATGTTCCTTTAAATTATTATTAAATTCATATGGGTATGGTAAAAATGCTATTCCACCTTTCCATGCTCCATTTTTTTCTTTTAAATTATTACCTTTCATTTTTTGACTTTGAAATTTTCTTATTTCAATACTTCTTTCTTCTCCATATAACTCTTTAAATGATTTTCCAATTCGTTGATTATGTAATAATTGTTTTGTTTCTTCCGAATGTGGTTTATTTAAATGGCCATATGTACCTAAACTTCCATATCGTTCTATCATTGTTTTATTTCTTTTTTTAATATTTCTATTTTCATGTTTTCCAAATCCATTTCTACTATTAGGATTCATTCCAATTCCATGTTCAATTATAAAATCTTTAGTATATGTTTTATCTTTATTCCATGGTATGTGATTTTTTGGAAATGCATTTATTGGTGACTTTCCTTTTCTATACTGATTACCTACATTAATTTTATGACCTTTTTTAAATACCATTTTAAACACATAAAAATAAATATGTTACCTCCATTACTTTTGATTGAACATCTTTTTCTGGAACATTAACCACACTGCCAATATAAAAATCATGTAAATTAGCACCTGTTAAATCATCTCCATTAAGCTGATTTGTTCTGAAATAATCATGAATTTTATTAAAAAGAGTATCTCGTTCAACAACATTTCTTGCCCAAATTCTAATTTCTACAGTTATTCTTAACATGGTTCCTTGACTACCCATTCCAAGTTTACCTTGTTGAATAACACCATTATCAACTACAGTTATTATTGGATAATTTACAACATTTTTTGGATAACTGGTCATTACAAAACTCTCATTAGTTGGTCTAATTATAGGGTCTTCAATACTATTTCTAAGATTATCTCTAATCAAAATTATTACATCTGTCAAAAATGTACTACTATTTACTTCTTCTATACTCATGGTTTCCTCGCTTGGATTTTAAGATAATCGCTTTTATCTTAGTATAATAAATTAAAATACATTTAAATAAACATAGAATTAACTTATATAAATCCAGCATCAACCTCTTTTTTAATTATATCTTGAACTTTAGTAAAATTTCTTTTTTCAGTATTCCCAAAATGTTTACGGGCTGGCAATCTGCTAGTTCCCTTCTCTAATATCAATGCAACATCTTCTGTTGTGGATTTTGAATTCGGATAAGTTTCTTTTTTTGGAGATACTATTCCCTGAGCTTTTCCAGTTTTTGTAAATTCAATACTATTTGCAAATTGTCCAGTAGCAACACTTTTATGTTCTGCTCTATTTCCAATAATGCTTTCTTTAACTTCTTCTTCAATAAATGCTCCAGCTTTTACTACACCTAAATCAGCATTATTTTCTATCTGTTTTTTCTGAAATGCTAATCGTGTCATAACTCCAGCCATTCCAGTCATTTGAACATTAACAATTTTGCCTTTACTACCTATTACTTTTGTCATTAGTTATAGTCCTCAAATACTTCTATTTTTAAATTGTGATTATTTGGTAAAGTCATAACACTTCCAGTTCCCCAACTTACTTCAAATTCTCCCCAATAGGTTCCCACAGAACCAGTATCAAGAACATCCCAATTATATTGGCATTGACCGGTTGTAGAGCCTGTAATAACTGCAAGACCAGACCGATATGTGCTATAATCAGTTAAATTTCCCATATTGAAATATAATGTTGCACCAGTCAAATCAACTGCAGAACCATTGTTGTATTCTAAAGTAGCATTTAATGTTGGCTTTGTATCAGATTTTTTTATTTTGAATGTTTCCATTTTATACCTCCCTTATAATTCTATCTCTTTTAGTTGTTTTGAAAATAAAATCTTTATTTGTATTTTTTAATGTTATCCTTGGCACCATATCAACTGCAGGGCTTGGACTTACAGAAGGTGATGCAGACTCACTACTTGAAGGACTAACACTTGAAGATTCAGACGAACTAGGGCTAATACTAGGCGAGACTGAACTACTAGGACTTTGACTTAATGATACAGATGAACTAGGTGATATTGAAGCACTTGGACTTTGGGAAGCACTTGAACTACTCGATGGAGAAATGCTAGCACTTGGTGAAATACTCACAGAAGAAG